CTTAAACCTGCTGATTTCATTGATTTAGAAGTTACTAAGACCCAGAGTGAAGAAGACCAAGAGAAAGAAGGGGTGACAAAAGAAGATATTAATACTGAAGAATTGGTAGAAATGGAAGCTATTAATGTGGAAGATGATGATGTTTGTTTAGATTATTTTGATGAAATAGGGATAAAGCTTGATGAAGATGAATGGTTTGAAGCACACTCTGAAGAATTAGGTGAGCATAATATTGACAGTAGGTATCACGAATTAGCTTACGCCCCTGCGGGAACCCCTAATGTAGCTGATAGTTCTAGCGATATTGGGATGTTCAGGGTTTTATATAGGTATTCACAGACATTATCTATAAGTAAAAAAACAGGTAAAGTTACAAGCAGAAAATTCTGTGAGAAAATGGTGGCTAAATCTAAGCAGGGAACATTGTATAGAATGGAAGATTTAAAGAAAGCGTCACAAAAAGCGGTTAATAAAGGATTTGGTCCCAATGGCTCTAATACCTATAATATCGCTCTCTATAAAGGGGGGGCTAATTGCAAGCATAAGTGGGTTCGAGTTTTTTATTTTAGAAGGCAAGTGCCAAAGGGTCAAACATTTGTTGATGTTGATGGTAAAGAATATACTGAAGGTGAATACTTGCCAAATGGAACTTTAAATAATTTTAGACTTGTTTCACAACAATTTGCAAACGGTAAAATGCCTATGCCTGATGATGCTGAAATGAGAAAAACAACGTGGAAAATGCCTAATCATGGATTTTTAAGACCACGAGTAGAAAAAGAAAGAAGCAGGTCAACACCTGTATAAAATAAAAGAATAAACTATGGCAATACAACATACACTTTTTATATCAGCTACACGCTTAAAACGTGATACTATCTTAGGCGGTAGCGTTGATGATGATTTAATAATGCCTTATATACTTTTGGCTCAAGATATGAATATATTTCCTGTTCTTGGAACAGATTTATATGAAAAGCTAAAAACAGATATTCAAGGTGGCCCAGGTCCCACAGGTGATTACAAAACACTTCTAGAAACTTATATACAACCTGCTTTGGTACAATTTTCACTAGCTACTTTAGCACCATATTTAAGACTGCGGTTCAGCAATAATAGCGTTGTAGTAATGGGAGCTACAGAACAAAGTTCTAGTGCTACTTATGATGATATAAAACCTTTAATGGACACCGCCACAAATGCTGCCGAGTTCTACAGACAAAGGTTAATAGATTATTTAACAGACAAAGGTAGTAGCGCATTCCCTGAATATGCTAGTAATAGTGATGCAGGTGAAATGTCACCAACTACAAGAAACTACTATGCAGGATTGAATCTTGATATAGCACCAATAAGCAATAAAATGAAAAGTTTTTTACAAGGAGCAAATATAACTACTTATGACTGTTAAAAGACGAACATATCCAAGTGGATTAGAAAACTTTAAAAAGTTAAAAAATTATATTAAAAAATTAAAAAATGGCAGGAACAAAACTAACCGACAAAAGTGCAT